CTGGTCAAACATTTTATTACTTGGCGCAGCTTTCTTGCCCCCGCTTTCAAGAAGCGATACCGCTGCGAGAAGGCAAACGGTGGTGTCTTTCAGCGCCGCTTCAAGTTCCGCGATGCGGGCGCGGGCTGCGTCCTTGCCACGCTCAACCCCGTCAAGGTAAGCAACCGCCAAGTCGTCTAAATCATCGTTATTCGGCACGTCCTCAGCCATCTTTTCTTTCCACCATTTTTCGGCGGCGTCTTCTGCGTCAGTCATTCTTATTCTCCAAAGCAGCGCGGGCGGCGCGGAGGTATGTGGCGGACGAGGGTTCTCTTACGATGTGCAGTTGGCGCACCGACGCCGTTAGCCCCCAACGGCACCGCACATTCGCCACGATAATCATTGGTCAGCCAAAACGTAGCGGGTCGTGAATATACAAGCGGGTGCGCTGGCGATGACTTCCTTCGGCTGCGTCATCAACCAATCGTCAATTTCCATGAGAGTTAATGCAAACTCTTTTTCGGCAACCTCAAGCGCCCGATACATGCCAGGGTATGCTTGCGGGTGCTGATTGAAAGCCTCGACCATCTTTTCTACCAGCTCGCCTCGTTTTTCTTCAGTCATTCCTTCTCTCCTAAAGCGTCGCGGACGGCGCGGAGGTCGCCAACTCTAAATTCACAGTTAGCCATTTTATCATCGCTGTAGCCAGCAAACAAAACGTCGAAAAGATTGCCACGCATCAAAAACGGTTTCATCGCCGCTTCAAATTCCGCGATGCGGTGCGCTTGCTTATTGGCTATTTCGCACTGCTTTATGAAACCTTCTACGTGGCACTTGCTTGTGTGTTCCAACTCCGCGATCCGTCGCGCCTGCGCCTCTAATGCGTCGGCGGCTTCATCGCATGGCGGCCAAGTGGCCGGGTCATCTTCTCGCAGCCGGGCGATTAGGTCGGTGTAGTCAGTCATTTCTTCTCTCCCAGATAAGCGGCGCGGGCGGCGCGGACTTCGGCTGCGCTAACCTTTCCAGCGTTCTCGCCAAATCCCCAGAAATAGCAAACGTGGCCATCAGCGCAGTCAGAAACGTCTATGTCCGCAAACGGTTTCAGCGCCGCAGTAAGTTCCACAATACGCTCGTGCCACTCTTTAAGCGTCCGCGCTTGGTTCGCCAGCATCTCCGCAGCATCATTTAACTCATACACATACCCAAGCGCCCGTTCGTGCGCGTCGTTCCCGCTCACAATGCTGCAAGCAACTTCCGCTTCAAGTTCCGCGATGCGGGCTTTCAAGGCGTCAACATCAACCGCCAGACGATGAACGGCGAGCATCTTTCCCAACTCCGAAATCCGTCGCGCCTGCGCCTCTAATGCGTCGGCGGCAGCTAACTCGTATCCAATCTCGCCGGAGCGAAGTTGGACAATTAAGTCGGCATAATCATTCATCTCCAATATCTCCTAATCCTGTGGTGCCGACGCTTGCGCGGTTTACTTTCATCCGCTTTAGCTATTTCCGGCTCGCTAACATTTTCGGCCCGTTCCGTTATTTGTGGGCAAGATTCTTTGACAACGATATGTTCAGGGGGAGGGGCCGAAGGGGGCTTCAATACATAAGCCGTAACCACCTTATGGGTAACTCCATAGGTTTGACACTTCAGCCCTTGAGACGGGATAGGAACCGATACCATTGTGAGGCCAGCGCCTATGATAATGCCAAGCCCAAGCATGGCGAAAGGGATAGGCGATGATCTCACTGAACCTTTTCCTTAATGATTCTGGTCCTCAACCGTAATGTCTCACGGGTGATATTGAGGATCTTACAAATGTCATCGACCGCCACCCCCTTCTCAATAAGCTGAAACGTAGCGGCTTCAGCCTTTGTAAGTTGGGAATGACGGTCTAAATGACGCGGCTCTTTTCTGCGCCAAGCGACGGACATTTTAGGCCCGGATCGCTTTATAACGCACAGCCGGAAACATCGTGGTCTTGGCGAGAACGCCATACAGTTCAGGAGGAAGAACCTTTTCAGCCTCCTTGGCCGATATGGTCGTGCGCTCCTGAAGTCCCACGTTCACCCGGAAGTCATCGCCTTCCAGAATGTCGCAGCCGGTAGCAATGATCTCCGCCTTGACGGCATCCAGAGCAGCCTGAGCGGCTTCCAGTTCGATTTTCAGGGCGGCGTAACGATCAGCAAGTTCAGATTTCATCGTGATTCTCCATTCACTTTGATGATTTGATTATACAGATTGTCAGATAACCGTCAAGTAGAAAAATGAGGGTTAGCCCCATTGTTCAGCCATAGCGCTGGCAATCCCCAAATATGTTTTAGATCTCTCCTTCCAGCGGTCAGGGCTAGGGCCCAATTTATTCTGCCCGCTGGGCGTCTGATTCGCGTATCTTTCTTTCTTGACGACATTCGTTGGGTTCAGCTTTGGCAAACCGCGAAGCCAGAGGCATGTTGATTTGCTCGCGTCCTCTCCAAACATCCAAGGCTGAATAATTTGATCCGGCTTGCGCCAACGTGTCGATAAGCAGCCAATCGGGTTTTCAATAGCTATTTTCCCAATTGGGGCATTCGCAAGCATCAAAACAAAATCTAAAGCTTCCTCTGTCTGAGCCGCACGCTCCGGCCTGCGTTTGTTCCAATGCAGACCACTGGACGCCAAATAAGTGCAAGGGGGATGGGCAATCATAAGATCCCAACCGTCAGTCAGAATCATGCTGACATCGCCTTGGTGATGAAGTCCGGGTGTCTCAGAAGGAAGAAGGTCACACGACACGGCATAATGACCGCGCCGTGTGAACTCATCCCTGACCGTCCCGCTAAACTCGCAAGCGATCAGAACTCTCATGGCACCAACCCCGCGCGCTCCCATGCGGCTATTGCGGCAGCATAAGGATCGTCGCAGTTAGCGCGTAAGTATTCCATGTCGTTTTCGTATTCGACATAGAATTGATCTGGGATGTCACCCAAATAATCCTCCGCGCGGCTATCAATATGCCAATCTAGGCCAAGAAAACGCGCCCATTTATCGCAGATTTGTTCGATCATTTGTTAGCTCCCTTGCTCTGCGTTGGCGCATTCATCAACAAATTCGGCAGCAGCACGTTTACACTCAGCGATAAACTCATCATGTGTGCATTCTGAAAAGTCCAAATCCATTTTGGCCAGAACGCAACGTGCAATCCAGTCATTATCTATGCCCAAAATGTGCATCACATCGTCCACATAAAGCATTGTCGTTCTCCCTTCGTTGATGGTGTTATCTTACACATTGTCAGATAGGATGCAAGTGGTATTTGACAAAATTTCAGAAAAAAGTGATTGTGGTTCACTCTCAGAGAAGGTCTAGGCTCGCGCGGGCCAACAGCCGGAATGCCGACAGCGCTGGTAGCGTAGCGCCTGGGAGACTGGAAGAATGGAGACGGAAAATGAATGAGAATCAATTTGAGGCCCTGTTGGCCGTTTTTAGTGAAATGGCTGAAGAACTTATGTTTATACGCGACGAACTTACTGGCTTACGCAACCTATATGCTCAAGCTAACGGTTTTGAGACAGATGATGAATATACTGAACGGTTGATGGCGTCATTTGAAGAACATTGCGATAAAATTAAAGCTTCTAAAAATGACAAACAAACCGAAAATTGAAATCCTGCCCCTGATCAAGCAGCTTGAGACGTTCCGTGTAGATCAGGAGCAAAAGCTGGAATTGGCGCAAGCAATCATGCTGGGGGCCGCCATGGGCCTCCAACAGCAATACGATAAAATTGGGACTCTGGATCGTAAGCTTGACCGTGCGAAACAGAAGAACGAAGAACTAGCCAGAAGATTATCGAAATATGAAACGCACGATCTTTGACGTCACCACGATCCGAACCCATAAATCTGGCGAAGCCCAACTTCGCTGGGAAATGGCTAAGTTAGAGTTAAAGGTCGATGAGCTTATGGAGGCAATCAAGCCGTTTGCGGAAGCTGAAATCGAATCTGAAACCAACGGCCACTTCGCCAAGGCCAAAGCCACATACGAAAAGTATCGTAAATAAAAAGGCCCCACCAGCGGAATGGAGATGACGCTGGCGGGGCTTATCACCGGGATAGGGACCGGCGAATAAGTTAGAAAGGAGAACCAGATGGTTCTGCCTCTTATTTATAGTTTGTTAGGGATTTAGTCAAAAAATATTTTGCCACCCCTATTGCAATCTATCTTACAAGGTGTATGATAAATCATCATCAACGAATGGAGAGCAATGATGATTACGCACCACGGACAGATTTCGTTTTCCCGCCTTTGGGGCAACAAAGCCCAGCGCGCTGATCGTAACTGGACGCCCTACTCTACTGATGAAGCGGCCAAAGAAGCCCGCGATCAGGCATATCGTGACGCGATACGCCAAGGTTGGAAAGCCAAGCGTTCTACACTCAAGGGCCAGTGCCGTCCCTATTGGGATTATATGGACCCCTGCGGCGATTACTGCACTGTCTACTATCTTGACGTATATCAAGAAGCATGAGAGGATAAATTTTCCTCCCTTGGTAATTGCCCCGCTCCGGCGGGGCTTTTTTATTTGGATATTTTCCAGATAGCCGCCAGCGCCCGGAGGCCAGACCGAACCCGGACCATGCCTTCGTAGCCATTTGGCGATTCCCCCGGCATAGCACAGAACCGAATCAAATCGGCCTCAGTCGCCGGACTGACCATAAGCAATGCGGTATGGGCGTCATTGTATCGGGTCATAACCGATATATGGCGCTTGGCTTCCCGATCACCTTGTTCCGTATCAACATCGACATCAGCAGCCCTGGCGGGGCGCTCTCCGGTGGATGTCTTGGGAGGGCGAGGTCCACCAATCACCCCGATATATTGAGCGTGAAGATCTCCGAATCGCTTGGCGGCCTCATACTCTATGTCGTCAATCATCTTCTGGAGGTAACAAAGGCCCGCCACGCTACCCCACTGAGGGTCACACATCCCCATCATGGCGGCGTTCCGAAGGCGCTTTATGGCAGCCGGGGCTGGGCCTTCCTCAACAGGCTTGATTTGGCCAGCGGGATACCGATCCCCTTCTTTGCGCTTGCGACCAGCCCTAGCCATTGTGCCTCCCATGAGAAAATAGTGCGCGAACTCTATCCCGGACTGATTCGTGAGACATCGCCTCCTTAGCCGAATTGCCGGGATTATTCTTGGACTTTGCCCAAGCTATGTTTTGAGCCTTCACAAAATTAAATACAGAAGCATCAGGGAAAGATGCAACCCCGTCCAGTCCACGCGGCCATACCTTAAACTTAGCCCGATATTTGTTATCAGCCCACCCGGTTTTATACCCCCTGTCACGGGCTATCCAAAGCAACCCAGAATAGAAAGCCTGCTTTTCGTCGCGCAAAGCTTTATTCTTTGCCCTGACCCCGGCAAACCCAAGTTCTGTAAGCTCCCCATCAGCTACTTCAATTTCACTGACGGGAGGCGGCATGACAAATCCACAGGACGGGCACTCTTTCTCCTTCGGGAGCATCACAAACTTACAGTGCGGGCAAAGTTTTGGCTTCTTCTCCTCTTTCTCTTTCTTATTTTTCTCTCCCGACGTCGCAGACTTCCCCGACCGAAAAGTCTCATAATAAATCTCATCCGGGCGACCAAGATTCAGCGCCGTGTTGGAATGATCCAGTATCAGGCAATCAGTTTTGCCGCTCGCCTCATCCTTCCTCAAGCCACGGCCCACAATCTGAATGAACAACATTTCAGACTTGGTCGGCCTAGCCAGAATAATGCAAGACACAAACGGGGCATCAACGCCCGTCGTCATCGTGCCAATATTGCAGATGACTTTCAGGTCGCCCCGGCGGAGTTGTTCGACTAAAGCTTCCCGCTCCTCAATCTTCGTATAGGCGTCAACATATCCAGCCGGAATGCCAGCCCGAATAAATTGATGCTGAACCTCCTGTGCATGGCGGCGGTTTACACAGAAACAAAACGTCGGTCTTTCATTGGCCTTTTCTCGCCATGTATTCACAATATCCGCAATCAAATCGGTATTGCTCATCACTTGCTCAAGATCGGCCTCAACATAATCGCCACGAGCAACACGGACTTTGGACAGATCCGGCTGTGCGGGAGCAAAATACCGAAACTCAGACAAGTGGCCTTTCTGAATCAGTTCACTCAACGTAGACACAATAATCATCTGCGTCCACAAGGCGTCCATTCCAACGGCCCAGGGCGTAGCTGAAAGACCTATGAAATAAACGTCAGGCGCTTCATTCATCCAGCGCTGATATATTTTCCTATTGATGTGGCATTCATCAAAGATGACAATATCGGCCTTTGGCAACAGAGGACGACGCTCCAGCGTTTGAGCCGAAGCAATCTGAACCGGCTTAGTATAATCCGTCAGTTCATGCGCGCCCTGTATGACGCCCATATCGCGGCCATCAATACCGGCGCGTTCAAACGCCTTCCATGTTTGATTAATCAGAGACAGGAAAGGCACGACAAATACAACGCGCTTTTCCTTTGCTCTAGCCAGCGAAAATATCTCACTAGCGATAAGCGTTTTGCCCGATCCGGTCGGTGCCGACAGGACAGGTTTTTCTTTCCTTACGATGGCTTCGCGGAGGTTAAGAATAGCCTCCGACTGATAATCTCTAAGCTCCATTCTAGTCCCCTATCGTCTATTGAGGATAAATACCCGTTGCCTGACAATTTTCTATGAAGTCTATTAGCTGCCAGCCGGTGACGTAATATTTTTTTATATCCCTCATTCCATGACTTGTTTTACGCATTTTGCTAAATACAATAGCTCCTAATTTTTTATCATCTATCATTTTTTTAATTATCATTTTGCTTATTCTTAACTCTCTTTCCAAATCTTCAACCGTATAAATCATGTCAAAATTAACTGCCCTTTTCATAATATCTTTTTTTGATTCCTCAATTCTTTCCTTAATAATTCGAGTATTTTGCTCTATTAGCTTTTCTTTTATTTTTGTCTTTTTAATATTGTATTTTGGGTTTTCATTTTTTATTGCTTGAGTTTCCGCTTCTAACGCTTCTTCACGGGTGTTATAATTTTGAATTGTTACATTTGCGATTTGATCATACCATTTTGAATATTCCCTGTGTTGAGAGAGCCGAACTACCGTTGATAGGGAGACTCCAACATAAAGAAGCTGTCCATTTTTATCAAAATGCCTATAAAGTTGTGTTAACATTTTTGTTTCTCCTATCAAACCAGTTTTACAATTTTGGTATGCGACACCGGCACATACCAATCCGTTTCTGTTGTTCCGTAGTTTTTTTTGTTTCTTGTCGCTTTATACCAGTAGATCACGCTCTCCAACGGCGTGACCGCCCCATACCTAAAATCACTAGAAACCATAACCCATTTATACGTTGTGCGGAAGTTCATCCGATGCTCGCGCGCCAGTAGGACATCCTTAAACGGAAAGTCCGCAATACAGGTAAACGGCTTTGTCCTGTAGTCATGGCTCTTAACCTCTACCTGATACCAGATGTCATCCTTCTTGTAGAACAAGTCGCCTTCGTCACTGAACTGCTTACGATCCTCTATGTTCTCCCGTATTTTCTTCTCAGGCAGTCGAACCTCAAAGCCGCAGCGTTCCAGATAACGAGCCACAGCCTCCTCAGCCTGACGGCCTCTCTCAGCCAGTCTCTTAAACTCATCGTTCATATAGTCCCGACTTTTGCTACCGTCCTTCAGGACGTCAGCAATCGTCTTGGATCTTATCGGTGTCGGCTTATCCCAATCGTCAGTCATGTTGGTTGCACTTTTGGTGATTGTTTGGAGGCGCAATTCCCCCGTTGCCGGGGGGTGATGCACTTTCGGAGCCAGCCCCGTCAGCGCCCCTGCATTGTGGTTTCAGCCTTGCGGCAGGAGGCGGATGGCATTGACCCCCCATTCCCACAGATTCCCGATCCATCGGTGACACTCATAAGCCAAGCAGGCGACTTATAAGTGCTGGCACACCATTAGGTGCCTCATTGCGCCCGACCGTATAGTAGGTCGGCCACTTTGCCCCCAACACCAGCGCCCAACCCCACGGCAGGATAGCTGCTCCGACAGACGGTCTTTGAAGGGAGCGTAAACGGTTAAGCTTTAGCTAACCTCCCTCAGTTTCTTGAGATTGGTGGAGACAAGACGGGCGTGTTCGAGGAACCGATCCACGCAATAGCGGAACCCGTTTTCGTCGAACAACGCGCCATGTGATTCGGCTAGGCGAGAAAACTCAGCAGCCAGCCGCAAATTCGTAAGAATATCCGCTTCCAGATAGGCAGCGTCTTGATTACGGGCAGTTTTGGGGATATTTATCTTGCTAGCCGATGGCATAGCGTTCTCCGACGTTTCCAAGAGTGTCATTCGGTTAGGGGCTGCAACCCCGAACCTTTCCCAGAATAGACGGCGGCTGGCTGTTGTCAAGCCGCCGTCGTCATTTGGGGGATACCGTTAATTAGGACGAACAATCCTACTCTGCTTTAGCTCACGCTCAGACTGGTCAATATGCTGCCGGGCTGAATCAATAATCTCAGACACGTTATTGAGCATATTTGTCCGCAGCCGTTCGCGGGCGTCCGGGCCATCCGCAAAGAACAGACCGCGCGCCATCAGATGCGCTGCAATATTGACCGACATGAATATCATTGCCGACGCATCAAAATTATTTTCGCGGCAAACAGTATCCACGATGGCCATGCACTTATCCACACTCTCAAGGGTCACGGATTCGACGCGGGCCGCGTCCTCAAGGACAGATTGGTTATCTTCAGACATCTTTTGGCTTCCTCTATTCTAGCATGTTCAATAGCGGCTTCTTTTTTACACAAAGCAGAAAGTTCATCGACATACTTAACCCACTGCTGATTTCCCTTCCCGATCTCATCCTCCACTTTTTTACAAGCATGGACGATTGTTGAATGATCACGATTGCCAAACCATTTTCCAACTTGCGGAGTTGAAAGATCTGTAAGCTTGCGGGCCACATACACCGTAACCTGACGCGGAACGATGTATTTCAGTGAGCGTCTGTGAGACACGATTTCCTCAATCGGCATACCAAAATACCTGTGAGCCATTTTGAGAACCACGCTCATACGGACGGTCACATTCTCCGGTTCACCGTTTGAAATACGCATCACTTCTTGATCAAGTAACTCATACAAGCGGCGCAACTCAGACGCCGCAATACGAAGAACCGTGAGCCCCGTCGTTTCGTAATGCTTTTCCAACAAGTGGACGATGTTGTTTGAGTCGATAGTTTCAACTTCTTTTTTCAACGCAACCTCCCTAGCGCTTTGCGGGCACATACATCACCTTCCTGCAATATGAACAGTAGGGAATAGGCGATCCAAGTTCGACTTCGGCCCCGCAGAAATAGAAAGGCTTGTCACCTATAACAAAACGACACATCCGGCTATTTAAATTCTCAAACAGCACAGCTTTAGCATTTGGATTGGGAAACTCCGTGCGAGTGCTAATACCGTCAGACGGGACTTTGGGCTTGGCCGGGACGTTTTTTTTGAGAGCTTTCCATCCGGTTTCTTGCCCCCTGGGGGTTAACCCATATTTATACGCTTTGTCCCGAACAGCGCTTCCTTCAACTCCAAAATAATGGCCCATATCCGTTGACGATATTCCGCTGCGCCAGTGACTAACAAAAACGTCCATGGACTTGCCATGCCATTTTTCAGGCTGGGGCAAATTGAAATCCCCATCTGCTTTCAAACGGTGAATCTTGCCGATCATCGCATTGCGGGTGACTTCTGCACCAAATTTATGGTTTATCCCGTTGGCCGCCTCTCCCATGGTCGCACCAGCAGCCAATATTTTTTTGGCGTATTCAACCCATTCGGGCCGCCATTTAATCGCTTCCTTCGCCATCTTTAAGTTCTCCATTCCATGTGTCCTTCGTTTTTATACCGTAATACGCAAAAGCCTCACGAATATCGTCAATCGAACGCGCCAAGATGATCTTGTGGCCTATCGTTTCAAGCATGGCGTGAACGTGTTTTTGATTATCGCTCAAGCGTCCGATGGGCGATTTAACCTCTATCCAAATCACCTCTTTGTTAGGTAAAGCCAATATCAAGTCAGGCGCTCCCGGCAAGAAACCCGGAACAGCATTAGCCGGGCGACCAGAGGCCGTGCGCTGGGAACCGTTGGGGATTGCCATCAAAACAGCCCTTGGCAACACGGAACGGATGTATTGCACGATCCCGCGTTGAATACCGGATTCTACCTGTCTGCGCTTGATCACCACTGGTTGAACCCCGGAAAGCGGGCGCGCAGCGCAAGGTGAAGCACTTGAGCATCCAAGTCGGTGTAGACCGTCTCAGGGATACCGGCTTCCTTGTAATACTCGAAACGCTTGACCTGATACATCGGAAGATCCTCCGGCAGACTGCGAAGCATCTTCGTCCGCCAGTCCGCTTTTGAATAAGACAGACTGCTATAATTCGCCGCGTGATCGTGAAGGTCGTCGGTCATTTTTGGGGCCGTTTCATTTTGATCAATGTATACGCTTCATTGATCAATAATCCGCACATAAACCAAGCTGCCAAGACAAACGGGGTAATGGCTACGATAAAAAGCCAGAATGGCATGGAATAACAGTCCATTATATCACCTCTGGGAAGTCCGTAAGTTTAACTTTACCGCTGGACGCTTGAACAATTTTGATTCGCCACGCCGCAGAAACTCCGCGACGACGCCACTGATAAATCTGACCTGACGAAGCGCCAAGCTGAATGGCGACCTGTTCGATCTTTTCGGTTGTTTTGGGATTGGGGAGGGCTTTTCTAGTCATAACCATACGTTAAGGGTATATCTTACAAAGTGTCAAGACCCCCGTTGACATGCTATCATATGCTAGCGTATATATGCGTTCGGAATGGAGATCCGCTATGACATACGAAACTGACACCTACCTGAACTTCATGGGCCGCGAATTTGAGGCCGTGATTGAATACACCGTTTCCGATTGGGGCTCTCCCGCCCTGATTGACTACAACTACGGTGGCGATCCCGGTTGGGGGCCTGAATGGGATATTGATAACATTATCCTGCGCGAATATCGGGAAGGTGACTTAGGGCCGGACTTTGTCGTTACCGGAAAGCTGTTTCACTCGTTGACGAACAACGCAAATATTTACGAAGCCGTTAACGATTCCGTAAACTACAAGGCGAAGGATAGGGACTATGAGGAAGATTACGACTAAACCCAAATACGACAGGAAGGCCGTCATGCGCGATGCACATCGTCAATGGCGGCAGTCGCAAAGGCTTGGCCTTGGCTGGTCTTGGGGCAAGTGCATATCTCGCGCTTGGGAAGCAGCCAAAGGTCGGGAGGTGTTCCGGCAACAGAACGCCAAAATAAAGCGGGACATAATTCGTCTCGCGGCTTGAATGGAGAACCAATATGAGGACGTCTAGCAACGTGTCTTACTTTGCAAATGGACCGCTCAGGGCTTTTGTGTATAAGAATGGAAAACACTTAGCCTTGGAAATTGGCGACAATAATACCGAAACTCTGGCGACAGATAAGGTCGGTATATTTGTCGATCCTAAATACGCCAAGCATCTGTCAATAGCCGTGCTTGCGTTTAACGAAGCTTGGAAAACTGTTGAGTCTGAAATAACCAAGGGAACTGAGCATGAATAATCCAAACGTCATTGTCCAAGGGACGGACGAATGGTTTGCGGCGCGGAGGGGCAAAGTTACTGCCTCCCGCGTTGCGGACGTTATGGCTAGGACAAAATCAGGTTTTGCCGCTAGTCGCTCCAATTATAAAGCTGAACTTTTGCTTGAGATATTGACCAACACGACTGCTGTTGGTTTTGTTTCTGAGGCGATGAAATGGGGAACCGAACAGGAGCCTAACGCTCGTGCATTATATGCGTCCACGATCTTTGACCCGGTCGTTGAAGTCGGCTTTGTTGACCATCCTGATATTCTGGGCGCTGGTTGCTCTCCTGATGGTCTTGTTGGAGATGACGGGATTGTCGAAATTAAGTGTCCCAATACAGCGACATTCCTTGAGATTTTTCTGACGGACAACATACCTCAGAAATGGCTGACGCAGATACAAATGCAACTGGATTGCACAGGCCGCAAATGGTGTGACTTTGTTTGTTACGATCCCCGTATGCCGGAAGGTGGACAGATTTATGTCCAGCGCGTCGAACGGGATGAAATGTTCATTTCAACCATGAGGGAGATGATCCAGACGTTTATAAAGGAACTGAACGAAGAAGTTGAACAAGTCAAAACCAAGATAAAGGAGAATCAAAATGCCTAGTCCCTTTCAAAGTGATGTGGTCGGTGATATTTTTGGCGCGCTTGCGAAAGCACAAAAGACGATCCAAAATCCTGCCAAGAACGCTAAAAACTCACACTTTAAGAATACATACACGACGCTGGACGAAGGTTTGAATGTTGTCCGCGATGCACTGTCTGCCGTCGATATTTGCGTTTTTCAGCGCACTTATCTGACAGACACATTGCTGATGCTTGAAACGGTTCTTGGCCATGTCAGTGGTCAATGGCTTGCGAGCCACTATCCAGTGATTGCGGTTCCGTATAAACCGCAGGATGGCCTTGCCGCACTCACCTATGCCCGTCGAGGAGCCTTGTTTGCAGCGGTCGGCATTGCTGGCGAAGATGATGATGGCAATACCGCTAATAAGGTCACAACCATATCAACGGGCAAGGACAATAGTGAATCAGCAGTGTTGCTTGCGACAATGACTGAGGATCTTCACAAGTGTAAGACTTCGGATGATCTTGCTATATGGACCGTGAGCAATAAGCCTAACAAAGTTAAGCTGACGCTTACCGATCAGGCTACGATCGTTCGCGAATATAAGTTGATTGAGAAGCACATCAATGATTCCGCCAAAGGAGAGAACAATGGCTGATAAATACGAAAGCAAAGACATGACCGGCGCTCTTTTTGTTAATAAGGACAAAAAGACTGAGAACCACCCGGATCGAAGCGGAACCATCAAGGTTCATGGTGTTGAGTATCGTTTGTCGGGCTGGATCAAAAAGTCCAAAAACGGCGACAGCTATATGTCCCTGTCTGTTAGTGAGCCCAAGGAAAAGTCCGGCGGTCACTCTGGCGGCTACAGCAGCAATGATGGAGATGAGTTCTAATGTCATCCAACCTTTCCGAACGCTACCGTTTGGTCGCCAAGGAATGGGTTGAACTTGATCATGCAGCACGGCTGATGGAGGAGACAAAATCAGCCGTGTTGTCTCAGATGATGACGGCCCTGGGGGATATGCCGGTGAGCCGCGCTGAGTTACAGGTCAAGGCTACCGATGATTGGCATAAGTTTGTTCAGGGCATGGTGGACGCCCGGACATCAGCTAACCTGAAGAAAGTAGAACTCGAATGGATAAGGATGAGGTTCAGCGAAAATCAATCAAAGGAAGCCACAGAGAGAGCAGAGCGCAGGCTTTGAAGGCTCAGTTGAACGTCCGAATCTCTGCGCCGATCCTGAAGCGTTTGCGCCAGCTTTCTCGCAAGACTGGACGGTCACAGTCATGGCTTGTCGAACATGCAATATGCCAGACATTGGAAATGAACAATGGCTAGGCGGAACTTTACCAAAGCCATCATGGTTCAGCGCATCAAAGCTGCTACCAAAGATGGGCGCGTGTATTGTGAGAACTGCGGATTGCCATGTGCAAAATGGCAGATTGACCATATACGCGCCGATGGCCTCTTGGGTGAACCTACCTTTGAGAATAGCCGTTTGCTTTGCCTGCCTTGCCATGCGGAAAAAACCAAAGATGACGTCGCCCGGATAGCAAAAGCAAAAAGGGTCGAGGCTCTGCATCTTGGGGTTAAAACACCCAAGCAAAAAATCCAGTCCCGTGGTTTCCCAAAACGGGAAAAGAAGGAAAAAATGCCCTTGCCTCCCCGGCGTGGGATATTTGAGTAATTGACATCCTGTAAGATATGCGTATGCTAGCAAACACTAGCAGAATGGAGGATGACATGCGTAAACTGATTCTGGCTTTGGCGCTTATGGCGTCCACAACAGCGGCAGCCGATGACTACATTGGCAGCTTATCTCGCAACCAGTTTGCCCCGGACGGCGTTCGTAACCCGTGGTCAAAGTGGAACAATTGCTTTTACCCGGACAGCCCCTGCAACCGCTTTGGACCCTATGGAAACCGTTTCAGCCCCTACAGCGGGTTGAATGAATTTTCTGTAGATGCCCCCCGCGTCTATGGCGGCCCGTTTGATGAGGCAGATCCTTACCTTAGCTCCAGCGATGATCTGGGTTATGGGCTGGAAGCCTACGAATGAGTTTGGTCTACATTGGGATGGGTCTTACCGGCCTGTTCATGGCTTTGTCTGCGTCAGGCGTGTTGCGTGTCATTAGGCAGAGAATCCGCAAAGATCCTTTTGGGCAGCGCACTGGCCCGAAAGAAAACACTATTATTGAAGTGCGGAAGGAGAACGAAAATGAGTCTTGATGTTGCTCGCCTGTCATCGGTTCAGGCGGCTAATATTGATCTTGGCACCCGCTGCCGGTCTATTGCACGGAATGCTATGCAGGCGTCCCGTGAGGCCCATGGGCGCGGCAATGAGCCCTACACGGACGATGAGGCGGATCGGGAACGCTTTATTGAGAAGGTTCTTAATCTGACGGCTGATTATCCGTTGGGAGGCGACCACGCCCCTTTAGTGTCAGCCCACCAGCCCACCAATCCCAGAATAACTCAAATCAACGACATTCTGGAAAAGGGTCTGGAGGCAGAACTCGCCGCAACCGTCGCCGCTACGCAAACCAGCGGGGCTAAACCTACAAAGTAATTTGACAATATGTAAGATAAGAATATATTGGTGGGGAATGGAGGAAGATCATGGGCGATTTTACTACACCCCCACCGAACAATGCGCCGGTCGCTATCTACGAGGATGGCGGCGGCCTTGTGACAAAATACCAGCAGATGGCTTGGCAATACCGTTTGGAAAACCGAAAGGTAAAAATCCTTGGCTCCTGCCGATCCGCTTGCGTTATGGCCCTGTCCGTCCCTAACGTCTGCGTTGGCCAAAATGCCGTGGTTAAAGCCCATCAGGCATATGAGGCTGATACAGGCGTCAGTAGGCCAGACATCACGGCTGTAATGATGAGCAGTCTCCCGACAAAGATTCGTGAACAGCTTGAGCCTAACATAACCCGAAACTACAACCGCAAAACAACCCTTAATTACAACGACTTGGTTAGCCTTGGGGTTAAACCATGCGATAGCTACCGCGTCGTTAAAACGAAGCCTGTAAGCCATCCGCTTACACTTAACCCCATCGCATCCTTAATCGCATCCATCAGGAGCAAGTTTCATGGCAACCCGTAAACCAAAAATACCGGCATTGACCGACATTCGCGTTCTTCAGCAATGGAAAATTGAACCTGATCAAAACGGGCATGATCAATATGTCCTTGCCGGTTGGGAGCTTCAGATCCAGCGCGGGACTGACGAATGGGAAAAGCTGGACGTTGAGAACGTGATTATCCCAGAGGTTCAGGGAAATGGTTGATCTTGGCTCCGGCATGTCCCACGCGGTCGTAGCTAGGCGGCATGAGCCTCTGAACAGCCTAGACGACTTCCCTACGCCTCCTTGGGCCACGCGCGCCCTTATGGAGCATGTCATCAAACCCAGTGAGTTCGGTCATGGAATCCAGCGCTCTCGTGTATGGGAACCCGCCTGCGGTCGAGGATTTATGTCCCGTCCACTTAACGAATATTTCTCATCCGTTGTGTCCACAGACATCGCAGATTACGGTTGGAACGGACAGTTCGGGTCATGTGATTTTGCATCCGGCGAGTTTGAACCATCTGATTTTGAATGGGTTATTACCAACCCACCATTCAAAAGAGCGCATGATTTTATTAACCATGGCAAGAGAGCCGGAAGATCTGTTGCAGTTCTTGTTAGAACCAGCTTCGTGGAAGGAGTTCGACGATTTAATCAACTCTATAAGAGTGAGCCCCCAGACATCATTGGACAATTTAGTGAAAGAGTTCCCATGGTCAAAGGTCGCGTTGACAAAAATGCCTCAACAGCAACGGCTTACTGTTGGCTTGTATGGGGAAGGCCGGAAATTAGGAATGATGATCCACGCACTAAATTTGTCTGGATACCGCCGTGCCGAAAGGATCTTGAGCGGGCAGAAGATTATAAAACAGAAAGCGAATGGAGATGATGAAATGTCACACTTTGAAAGGGTTTTTGATAGGACAACCGTAAAAGAGGATGGGCAGCCGCCGATGGCTGCATTCAAATTTACCTGTCATAAATGCGGGGCGACAGATACCTTTCCACTAGGCAACAAAGGTAATGGAATCGCCATGGCCCTTGTCCAGCAGAAAATGCGCCACAGGGGGTGGGAAATAGGCAACCGTGCAAGCGGAGATACATGCCCAGATTGCATAGCAGCAAGACAAAAAAAGCGGAATAAAGAACCGGAAAAGGAGAGCAACGTGGTCAACTTTATCAAGGCGGAAGAACCGCCGACAATGTCCCGTGAGGACCGCCGACTGATTTTTGCAAAGATCGACGAAGTCTATCTGGATGAAACCACAGGATACAGTGATGGGTGGACAGATTCCCGCGTAGCGGAGGATCTTGGCGTCCCGCTTGCTTGGGTTAAAACAATCCGGGCTGAAAATTTTGGGGAGGAGCGCAGCAATGCTGCTCTGCTGGCAAATCTTGAGGAGGCCAAGTGGACATTAAACGAAGCCAAGAAAATCCACGATGAAATAAAATCTTCATTGCAAACCGCAATGGACGCGGCGGCTATCGCAAACAAGGCCCTGACAGAAGCCAATGACCAAATCAAATCTTCCAAAGTATCTATGAATAACCTTGGCCATCAAATTGTGCGCCAAGAAGGTAAGATTGAAGAACTCCGCAAATCTATGGGGAAATGACCATGTCCAAGATATTCATGCCTGCATATTGGCCCATGTTCAAAACCGGGGAACTTCGCCGGTTCGACTACACAGCCACAGACAACAGTATGCCGCCGATTACCAGTGTCTTTTCCTATGACAAAGGTTCTGATTCGATGCTTTACATCGACTACGACGCCCACTTGACATGGAAGGACACTTGGTATTACCGCTACAATGTCGGTAGCGGGATCAATGAATGGCGGGATGATTATCCGGGCAAAAAGGTCGTGATGAACCCGCCGATAGCTTGGGGCGAGTATTACGACATCGGGCAGGATTTAGTGACCTACCCCAAGATGGACCCGTTCCAGTCTTGGCCCCCGGCGTTGGCAAAGGGCATCCAGATCGTCCATGTGGAAAACTTGCTTGGCAAGTTCCGCGTTCAGACGGGAGAAATGTATGAGGATGTTCTCCAGTTTACCTATCTCCAGTCATGGGATGGGAAACCGGGCGCGGGAGCCCGCTATTGGATGGCCCTGGGGGTTGGACCTGTAGCCGTTCAATGGCTTGCCCAAGACCCTAAAGACCCTTACGGGAAGCCGCTGATTCAGACGGCTCGCATGGATGCTGTGGTGACTTCCGTTAACGCTCTTACATCGTAATGCTATCCCTCTATTGACTAAATGATATTTATACCATATTGTCAGTAGAGGGAGAAATCATATGCCTAAACCGTTAGATTTGTCTGGGACACGTTTTGGGATAATTAATATTATTTCCCGAAACGGAACATCAAATAATGGAAAATCAACATGGAATTGTAAATGCGATTGCGGAACAGAATGGGTAGCAATAGGAGCAAATATTATTAATGGAAGAACAAAATCGTGTGGTTGCACGAATATAGGAAATACTAAACATAATATGAGTAAATTAAATGAGTATAATATATGGTGTGATATGAAAGCTAGGTGTTACAATAAAACAAATAAATCATATAATTTATATGGAGGACGAGGAATTACAGTTTGCAATGAATGGAAAGATGACTTTATTAAATTTTTAGACGATATTGGAAGCAGGCCATCTAAAAATTATTCTTTAGAAAGAATTGATGTTAATGGAAATTATTGCAATGGAAACGTAATATGGGCAACACAAAAAGATCAAAATAATAACAAGCGAAATAGTAGAAAATTTAATTATAATGGTGAAGAATTAACAGTTAGACAAATAATGGATAAATTAAATACAAATTTGCCAATCTATGTAGTGATACATAGAATTGATAGGGGTTGGGATTTAGAGCTTGCTGCTACAAAACCAGTAAAAGATACTACTGAGTAATTCTACATGCTGCGCGAGTTTTGCCATAGTCCACAATCATCTGAGCAACGGCGGAATCTTTAGGAAGCCGCTCAAGCTCATCAGCCGCCCGACGCTGGGTTTGGGCGCTGTATTGAACCAACGGGGGGCAACCGCTCCCCGTGTTAAGCTGCGTAGAGCATCCAGCCAGACTAAAACTTGCCATTAAGAAGATCGTCAACAACCTCGCCACGGGTTTTCTCCTTTAGCATTTCCGCAGCGCGCTTGTCGGCCAAGTCCTTGTCTTTTTTTAGACGCTCTTTCTGTTCCTCAATCTTTCCCATTTCCTCAGACACGGCCATGGCTACCCGCACAAGCAGATATACCAATATCAGGACGCCTATGAGGACTGAGATCAAAATACTCACTGCTGAACCGTTCCGCCGGTCACGTTAGCATCCTTGGCAGAACCACCAATGCCAACGATAGCCAGAACAAACGGCCAAACCTGATCGAAGGGAGGCAGAGGAATAACGCTGGGCCACAGACCAAAATAGTTCAGGCCATACGCAGCCAGAGGGATCAGGCCAGAAACGGTCGTTTTCCAGTTAACAAGAAGCTTATTCATCGTGTTCTCCTAATTACAAGGGTTTGATGTTCGATCCCTCGCCAAACACTCATAGAATTTGGCGCTTTCGCAGCCTGCCAACATACTAACACTCAACAGCATGACAGAATACATGACTGCCATCAGCAGATATGCGAAAGTTTCTTTCATTTTCCCGGTCCTTGTTTGGCTTGGGTGAGGGCGTCTAAGTAAGAGTTGGCGTAACCGGCAATCAAATTTGCCCGATCCGTTCCATTAATAATCCGGCGAGCGCCAACAAAGTCAGGCGTTTTACCCGGCTTAATGTAATCAGACAGCTTTTTCCCGGTAAATCGGCCAAAAATCATGCCGTCAAAAGCTACCTTCAATGCCACAGGCCATGAGAGAGCATCATCTGGGTTGGTTATGCCGTATTTGGCATAATTCGTTTTCCAGGTGATCTGAATCAATCCTCTGCCGATCCAAGGCCAATATTTTTTAGACCTCAGATAAGCTTGAGAACCCATTTCGGTAATCGGCTGCATAGTAAAAGCCGTTTCATGGGTCACTGTAGCCAGCAAATATGCCAGTTCAGCATCCGACATCTTGGGCCAATTGGCGTCACGATATGCAAGGATTCGATTAATTCCATCAACCTGTTTCTGTGTAAGCTTGCCGCCAAACACAGCACGACGGATGCGGTCGAAGAAATAATCCATGTTCATTGCATATGCCTCAACTCAAGAAAAACACCTTGTCCTAGCTTAAAGCAAAGGACGCACACCCACACAATCGCTACTCCCCTGCATATTCGCATTAGGATTTCGTAGTGGTCGGGGTGCATCATGTCTTTATGATATACAAGACACGTCTGTTCTTCGGCCTTGTCTCCGAACCGCCAGTGCTTGAGACTGTAATTCCAGTTGTTGCGCTCTCTGTCGTTTTGACAACAGTGTTAGACGATTGGAACGCATACGCTCCAGTGCCTGCCGTTCTGTCGTCCTCTTGGAAATTGATAGAGTGCGTATGGCCCGGATCAGTGACGCTATGAGTATGAGACTTGAAGTCGTCGGCTTCATAGACACCAACCGCAGAAGCCCCAGAGCCACGAAGGAACATATTTGCTAGATCAGGAACATTGAACGTGGTTGACCCGTCTCCGCTACCCCAAGTCGTTCCTATTGCCGAAAACAAATCTGCGTATGTTGTTCGAGAAACAGCCTGACCCGTGCAAAGCAAATACCCAGCAGGAGCAGATGTTCCACCAAAGGCAACGATAGATCCAGGGCGAACAAGCAGAGAAGAGTCTGTCACGTTGCCGCTGTCAGCAAGGAACACGTTTGTCCCATCGCTACACATTATAAGGGTCTTATTATTGACCGTTGCAACGCCTGTAGATCCTACAGCCGTGGTCTTAACGGTAATTGTGTATCCATTTGCTGTGGTTCGGTCATCAACAATCCAAAACCCACCAACTGTTGCGGGAATAAAGATGGTAAGGTTGGCCGCCAATGTCCCGGTAAGATAAAGCCTCAAATTTTGGCAAGATGTCGAGACAGAGGGTGGGTTTGCGTTTGTCGGATATGTAGGAACAGTCAAAACGACATTTGAATTTGAGAGTGTTATTGACGTTGTTCCAGATACCGCAGCATCCAGTGTTTCCCAGTTCGCATAAAGCGGTAAATCCCATGTATCAACATATCCGCCGCGAGCAGGCTCAATAAGGCCAAGTTTGCCATTTGTGTATGTATCGACCATTTTTATTGATCCTTAGCCATATTGAGTTGATGGGCTATATGTTCGTCCGGCATATTCATAAGAGGCTTGGAGCCATTGGCCAATTCACCATGAGCTTTGCGAGCCGCCTTTTCCAAAAGCGTCAATCGCTTGGCAGGGTAGACGCGACCACCAGCCTTACGCTCCTCACGTTCCCAAGGCTGCATTCCAGACAACGTAGCGCCTATACCGACATTCTTCGCCTTAACAGCGGATGTAGGGTTCTTTCTGGGCATGTTCTTCCTCAAACCACCAACGCGGATAAGCTCAAGAAGATCATCAACGGCGGCAGCCGTGGCGCGATCCGCATATGTCTTTGCTAAATGTCCTCCAGCGATCAAAGGAGCAAATTTTGGATTGTGGGAAACTGCTCCAAGCTCAAGAAGCATGTGAAGTCCGTTGCCTCTTGGATCAAGTTTTCCAATAAGCCTTGCCAAATCACGCCCAGCAGAAGGCTCAACAACAGCGCGCATGGCAGCCAACTCATCAGGAGTCCACCCACCGGGCTTGCGCTTATTCTCTTTAATTATCTTGGTAATTGCCTGCTTCAGTTTGTTATTGATGTTGCCCCCTGATCCAGTAGAAGCTGTTTCAAGGATAGCATTGTCAATCATATCCTCAACTTTTTGTGTCTTACGCGCAAGCTTCCAATAGTTTCTAGCTTCCTGCAAAGACTTAACAGCTTCAGGCGCATTCCCTCCAATGACGTTTTTAGGATTAAGGCCACCTAAAAGATCATCTATACCTTCGTGGAACGCCTTACCCATAAGACGCGTTTGCGGATTAGGGCTGGACGAAGCATTTCGGGCCATTTGATTGATAATATCAATACCCTTCAGCGTCGTATAATTCGGCCTACCCTGCATTGTGGGCATAGAAAGCTTGTAAAGCTCATCTAACGCAACTTGGACTTCAGGCTGATTTTTGGGATGATAGCCAAGGTTCGTAAGATTGTTTTTTATGTTGTCATAAGCATTTCTAAGTTCAGTAGGCTGAACCATAATGCCCTGCTGCTCAGACGCACGATAAGCATCACGGGCAGCGTCAAACAACTCATCCTTGGACATAATGCCGGGAGTTGGCTTAACCAGCCCAAGCCTTTGCCCAATCGGCCTAGCTATCGTCCCAACAATAGGAGCAGCAGCCGATCCAGCCGCACCAATGCCAGCGCCAATAAGAGCATTCTGCATACGCTCATCAGCCGTCACGCCTTCACCAGCGCCATAGGCCGCACCAACACCAGCGCCTGTGCCGACATGGACAGCCCCACGGGCAGCCGGAGCCAGCGCTCTAGGAACCGCTTCACCAGCCATCTCAGCAGCAGCCCGCTCACCAGCGGCTAAAGCTCTGGTGCCGGGAGCCATGATCTGAGCGCCAATGCCAGCAGCCGTTCCACCAGCCTGCGTCCAAGGAAATTCTTCGCCAAGAACTTTTTGAGCCTGCTCCTGCGCGCGCTTTGCCGCTTCAAATTTCTCGCCAAATGTTCCTTGTTCTGGAACTCCGGCAGGATGGCCGCCTAATTCAGATCTTAAGACGTTGACTCCAGCCGCAATATCCTTAGAAAACGGGATGGTTTGTCCTACGCCCGTTACAAACGCACCGACTTGGGGAAGATATCCACGATTAGCCTGAGCCTGTTCGCGCATACCTTGCTCTTGATCGCCAAATCCAGCAGCTTGCGCATCTGACATAGGTGTAACTTGGCCTTCAACTGGAGCGCCATAGTTCATGGCTTCTTCGTCAGAGAGATAATCAGCCATTATTTTGGCCTCCAGCCGTTGCCATCCCAAATCATCGTCTTGCCGTGTTTATTCTTCCATTCCATACCAACCTGACGTTTTTCAGGAGGCGGAAGTTCAGTTGCGCCAATTTCTCCAGATGTTCTTGCGCGTATTTTATCTAGCGCTTCCTTGGCGTGCCCACGAACAACTTCATAATTAACGTCGCCACCAGTTTCGATGGCATCTGATTTCATGGTTTTCCGCCATTGATCTTCCAATGACTTGATTTTACTTTCAAATAGCTTTGATTCTTCGGCAATAACAGCATCAAGTTCTTGTGGAGTTTTAGCCGCATCTAAACGATCAAGAGCGCGCTTAATGTCAGCTTCTGTTCCGCCAGTTCCGCGATAAAATTTTGTTGCTTCTTCGTTAAACCTGTCTTTAACAGTTTGGAAAACCTCAAGTTCAGGATTTCCAAAAGTTAAACTTTTGCCAGTTTGCCTAGCCCAATTCCATGCCTTCAACCCTCTATTGCCAAGAGCATGGGCTGCATCAGACAATTCGCCAAGATGGCCAAGCGCTGTATTGCCAGCAATAATTTGACCTCCAGCTTTATTGAAATCTGTGGAGTCAAAAGAATCGCGAACCTTTTTACGCTGTTCTGAATAGTCAGGATCATACTGAGTAACAGCTTTTCGCAATGGCATTCCATACCTACCGGGAGGGATGGACATTTTTCCTTCAGCAATCGCCTTAACAGTAGGAGCCATATCACCCGGAAGAGTGTTTAGATAATCTTCTCCATGCAACCCTTCTACGCCAGTCTTAATTGTGCTTGGTAACAATTCGGATGAATCAAGAGGCTGCCCTGCTTTCTCACCGGAAACCCAACCGCGAATGGGATAGCCGTTCATATCGGTTCCGATAACCCCAATCTTGCCGGCGGCACGAGCGCGCTCCATGGCTTCAAGAACATTGCGCTTATGCTGCTGTTCCGTTTGCCAATGCTGTTCGGCAGTTTTACGCTGTTCCATCTCACGGGCCAAGCGGGCCTCAGCAGCCTGCTGGGCCTTCTCCTGTGCAGACGCACTCTGATAATACTCAAGGCCGCGCAAACCGCCCTCGCCAATCGCCTGAAGCGGGTTGACACGGTCGGAAGCCATCATGCCAAGTCCAGCCGCTAGAAGCGCCTGAGACGCCGGGCCCCAAACCATAGGCTTGCCAGTAATCGGAGAAGTCAGACCACCAAAGCCTGGCTGTTGCTGCTGCGGCTGTTCACGCTGTTCCGGTCTATCCGTGGCAACGATGCGATCATTAGGATCAACCTGATCATCGGCGGAAAGCGCTTCCGGCGTAAACCCAGACTGATCTTCTGACATTGGTTCTTCGCTGAACATTTCAGGATCAATATTGGCCAGCGGATCGCCGCCATCAGCCATTCCAACGCGGCCCCCATATTGCTTGAACAGATCGCCAATGTCGCCAAGGTCAAAGCCGCCGCCCTGAGTTTCGCCGCCGCCAACGTCCCACATAGACGCGCCCTTGTGCGAGGACATGGGCTTTTCACCCATGATATCGTCAAGAGCCTTGCCAATCGGGTCACTGGCCCAAGGTTCGTAATCACGGTAATCACCGAAGAACTTGCCCTTCTCACCAACCGGAGCTTGAGGTTCGGCCCTCTTGGGAGCGGGAGACGGAGCGGCCCTCTCAGGCCCACTTTCGGCAATGACCGGAGACTCCCAAGGAGCCTGCGGCTTAGAAGCTTCAGGACCGAAATCAGACGGGGCAAATGTGCCAAATCCCTGCGGCTGCGCGCCCATCAAATCGCGGTCGCCAGCCATTCCGGGAGGCGTAAACCGCTCCATGTCCAAACCCGAAATGCCTGTCTTGGGTGTTCCCATCGCCGCATTTAGAGAGGTGGGGCTAAGTTGCTTGGTCGCCTGCAATCCAGCCAACTGGCTTGGACCCTGAATAGCCTCAAAACCGGGACGGATTCGCGGGATAACGCCTTCCGGCATAGACGGACCAGCCTCATCAGCATGAGCCGTTCCCATCGGGTTAATCAGGCTGGCAAAGCCAAATCCAGGCTTAACCGGGGCCGGAGCCGTCTGAGGCATATTGGCCGAAGGCGGGATCGGAGGCTGTCCAAGAAGCGGGCCGGACGGGTCTTTGGGGTTAATACGATTAAGAACGCTACCAGCCGGGGCCGCCTGTGAAGGCATAGGTTCAGGCTGAGTAACCGGACGTTGATCAGCCGCCACAACCGGATGCTCACCAGTCACCGGATGAACTTTGGCCATACTAACCGGAGCCGTCTGCGGAGATCCGTAGGGGGCAGAAACCGCATAACGGCGCGCACCCGGAGAAACGCCAGGCGGCGTCCCAAAAACATGCTCACCGATGCGAATAGCATTGCCGCTACGGATCATCGGGTTGATCCAAGTGCGGAGTGAACGCGAACTGGAAAGAGCAGGATTAGCAAAGTTAACAGCCGAACCAATTGGGTTGGGAATTTTCCCAGATGCAACGCCCTGAACAATTTCCATAGCCTTTTTATATTCAGGGCTGTTAACGCTCAATAAACGCGGATCATTATGCGTTCCGCGCATTTTGTAGTTCCATGGCGAAAACTGGTTGTGAGCCGTTACGACATCAGCAATTGACCGGCCATATCTGCCGCTCTCAAGTCGGTTTTTGATGGCATGAGCAACAGCCGCCATACCTTTATCGCCTTGGTTCGCAGCCTCTCTGGCAACCGTTCGCGCCCAATAATCAAGGTCACGGGAAGTCGGCTGATAACGAGTCGGATCACCACCATCAGCCATGCCAACACGACCGCCATCGGCGTAATGCGGCATGTAGTAGGTGCCGTAGTTCACATTGAACAAGCCAGTGTGCGGATTAAACATATTGCTGGCGAGGGACTGAGAATATCCAGCCGGAGCCTGCGGTGTCGCCAGAATATCAGCGCGTTTCTGCTGGTATTCTTTCTGCAATGATTTAGCGTCATTCGACGCCTGCTGATTGGAGAGCATGGTGGACATGGCAAGATTGCCGCCCATCTTGCCCATGCCCATCATCAGCATGGGGTCGATGCCCTTGTTCTGCTCACCAACGACCTTGGACTGCATCTCACCCGGCATAAACGGACGCGGGGGCTGGCTTCCCGGCTTCGGAAGCGAAGGTTGTCCCTGTTCTTCAGGTGTCGTCTGCGGACCCGGATCAAGCATCATCGCCCGATCAAGCCAACCCTTATAGGACATATCGCCCATCGGCCCCTTGGTCGGAGCAGGTTTGAACGAAGGCATAAGAGAGCCAAGCGTCCCAGTTCCTTCCTGACCAATGAGGCCCGGAATAGCGCCAACGCCAGCCCCCAAAGCGCCCTCAAACCCACTGGAGCCAATAGCCCCAGAAGGTCCAGCCGCACCAGCAGCGCCCCCGCCATCCATATGAACGCGACCACCATGGTTGAACATGGGGAGCATACCGCCAAGACCGGAGAAAATGTCTCCAATCCCACCACCAAGACCGCCAAGACCCGCATCCATCGCGGGAGCCGCAGCCGCGCCCATATCCGGGGCTGGAGCCGCAGCAGCTTCTGTAGCCGGAGCCGCCGTGGCCGCTTCAGGAGTAGGAGCGGATGACGCAGCTTCAGGGGATTGAGCCGCAGCCGCAGCTTCAGGGGCGGCAGCCCCAGCAGACGCAGCTTTTGAACCGCCCATTTTGGGAAGCTTCGGCATACCACCACCGCCGCCACTGCCGCCTCCACCACCACCACCGCCAGACGGACCGCCGCCCGGAAGCCCAGGCAGCCAGTTCATGCGCGGAGGCTCAGGAATATGCGCTTTGCCGGGAGTAATCGGCAACGCTTCAACATAAGGAGCAGCAGCCCCAAACGGAGTTTTGGCCTTCATCAGGTCGCCAAGACCACCTACTCCGCCGCCATCGGCATACATCTGAGGACGTTCAGCATTGCCATCAAATGGGCTTTGCGACTGCTGACCATCCTGAAAATACGGGAACAGGTTATATTCCGGGTTCCGATATTGCATCTGTTCATCAATGGTCTGCTGGCTCTGGCTTTCGTCAGGCTGCTGAGACACCCATCTACTTCTGGCAATCTGGTTTGCCATCGCCGGGTCAATGACCGCCTCAAGGCCAGTTTTGAACCCCGGATCAAAAGCCTGATTCGCTTCATAAGGCGACTTTTGATAGGCGGTCGGGTCTACAGTCGGGGAGCCATAAATGGAAGAACCACCATTTGCGCGACCTTCTCTTTGGCTTGGCGAAAGATGGCCAAGGCCCTCAACAATCTTATGTCCGCCAACCTCACGAACGCGATCAGGATCATCCTTTTCGATATCCTGAGCCATCGGGCCGACGACTTTAGGATAAGATTTAGGATCTCCCTTATAGCGATATGAATAAAGCTTTTCTCCTGTATCCGGGTCTTTACCCAAATATTGGATATCAGTCTTATCGTCTCTATCAGATCCACCGAACAACATCGGCAGGAACGAAAGGGCAGACGTAAGCATACCAGCGCCGCCACCACCGCCAGAAGCCTGTTGCTGCTGCGTCTGGCTATTGCCGATACCCATAGTATTTGTCGTGCCGCCCATGTTGGGCGCAATACCTGAAGCAATACCAGCATAAAAATTGGCTTGCTGATAGGGATAGGCGCGAGACTGAAGCCACTGGTTGTAAGCAGCCGTAAGCTGCTGCTGACCAAGCTGCTGCTGCATACCGCCAGTGCCAAGAAGCGCCTGAATACCTTGAAGCGCCGCTTGCTGACCCTGAAGGCCAAGCTGACCAAGGCTGTAGGCACCCTGCTGGGCCGCCCCAATAGCCTGCTGCTGCTGCTGATTATATTGACTAACAGCCTGCTGATAACCCTGCTGCTGAAGCCCGGCCAAGACTTGCTGATTCGCAAGCGCCTGTTGACCCATAAGGGCCGCACGAGCAACGCCAGAACGATCACCGCCATAAGCGCCCTGCTGAATAGCGCGGGCCGTAAGATCGGCCTGCTGCTGGGCGTTCTGCTGCGCCATCATCGCCTTCGACGATTCAATGACGTTCTGCTGATAGGGGTTGTAATATTGCTGTAAAGCCGCAGGGGTAAAGTTGCGCGGATCAGCCAAATTCATGGACTGATTAACGGCGGATGTGGCGGCATTGATATAAGGCTGCGCCATACCCTGCATTTCGCGCGTTCCCTGAAACGCTGCGATCTGGTCTGGCGTGAAACCAGCGGTCATTTGACCCTGATAAGCCTCATAAGGAATGCTTGCGACGTTCTCAGCCATGCCAAGGGCTTGGCGATACGCCTGCATCGCTTCTGGGTTTGGCGTATAGGTAGACGTAGTCGCCTGAAAGCCCATTTGATTGGAGCCGCCGCCCGAACCGCCTTTGGTGCCCATGATATTATTCCTTAGCCTTCAGGATGATATACGAAGAAAGCGCCAGCCGCAGGGAACTGACGCTGATAAAGACGAACCTTCGGGGCCGTCCGCTCGTTTGATAGAACGCCAATAGTCAAATCAAGATTTAAGACATTAGACGTTTGCTTTGAAAACTGCATAAGCTGTTTGGCGTAGTTTGACCGACGATGATTGGGAGCAACGAACAGACTCAACTCCTGAACATGGTGATCGCGGCTATACCAAACTTCATTGATAACCATGATGATGTAGGCTTTTAATTCTTTGCCCTTCTCACCAACGACGCCAACAACTCCACCGCGCTTTTCAAAATGAAGCCTTAAAACACTAAGGACTTTTTCAGCATCATAGGTATGCTGTGCGTCCTCTGTGCAGGCTATTTTTGTTAAACGCATAAGCTCTGGGAGGTCGTCTAGCTCTGCCAAACGAACATCAGGGCAATTTTGAAGTTCCATATTTACCTCAGTCTTGCGCGGGGCCGGGCAATTTAGCCAGCTTCTGCCTTAACTTACGGCGCTGGGATTTAACGAACGCATCCAAAACGGCGTGGCCATTGTCCAAATTACCGTCTCCGGCGGCCTCAACTTCTTCTGGCGTCAGTATGTATTCGCCCCCAGCCACGATAACCGGAACAACGTCACGGTTCTCATGGTAGGAGCCTCTCAGGCCGTATTTTGCCTTGAGATGATGTCCAAACATGCGCTTTATAGATTCGTATCCGGCGAGAGTGTTGCCCTCCCCTAAACCGGAAACAATATCCGCAGGAATGACATAGCTGCCCGAATAAACGTGGATAGGGAGCCTGTCAGTTCTGCCCGGAATCGGTGTAACGATTGGTCCATGAAAAACCTTTCGATCCGCTCCACCCGACGCCCTGGAGCGGCGAGCCGTGCTTAAAGCTATTGCGATAGCCTGCTTCTGGGGACGACCAGAATGAACCAACTCCGATATATTGGAGGATATGGTTTTTTGGCTTTTACCTTTGAGGAGCGGCATTTCAGTTGACCTTAGAACGGCGAATAGGTGATGTTTGCCGATACGCCAGCGCCGGTAACAAGAACCAGCCCTTTACTGTATATTTTGTTCACGACTATCGTTGAGACTGCGGCAGATGCGGCGGCAACCGCTAATACATTAGATGCTGAGATTGATGATGTGTTTGTTGCATCATAGATCGTAACTTCAGCAGCCGCCGAAACAGTAATCGTTATATTGTTTAGGCGACCTGTCCCAGTGGTAACTTGTGTGGTTATACCACCGCCTTGAGTTTCAGAGTTAGCCGTTCCGTATGCATTATTTGTGGCAGACGCGAGGTTGTTAATCGCAACCGCAGTATTTTGTGCGGATGTGATTATGGCATTGTCTGTCATTATCTGCGTCCACTTGTGGCATAGCGGTAGCGAATAGAGCCAAGGCGCCAGAAACTTCCGGGGTCAGAGCTTTCGACAACTATCTGAACAAAACGACCACGGAATCTAGGTTCAATATAAGGCGTCTGCCGGGTAAACGTGAAAGGCCCATACACCGTTGGATCTTGGCCAGCATAATCCGTTACATTGAATGTTATTTTTATAGAAGCATTCTGGGCCTGAGAGTATTGACCCCACTTCATGTCTGGTAAAACTCAATCAACAAAGACAAGATCATTCCCATTAGTAAGTGAAAAATAACCCGTTTTCATATAGGCGTTTATCGGAACACCAGCGTTATCATTAGAAGTTTCGTGAATGTATATATAACCGTCACTACCAGCGCCAATCGGACCATAAAGTCCATTTGATGTTGTAAGGACAGACTGATCTATCCAAGCTGTCCTTGATAGATAACCATAATCCCATTCATTATATAAAACGTTATAGCAAACATATGCGTTATTTTCTCCGGGATACAGCCCAACATTATCAACAGTTGGAAAGAACCAGCTAACTTCATTAAACTGAGAGTTCGGCGCTGCTTCCACGTTATCGACGTTGTTCCAGTCTAGGTTTTGAAAAACAAAATCCCAAACAGAACACGGTATAGGCTGAGGAGCATTTGACCCACTGGTCATGAAAAACTGTTTCTGGCTCATCCAGTAAATTGTTGGACCAAGTTGAGCAACAGCCTTAGACGCAATAAGACCACACCCTGATCCTATTTTACTGAAACCGTAGACAAACGGCGGGCCCGTATATTGAGCGACATAGAGATCAATGTCCGTCCACCAGTATTGTTGCGACGGCCCCTGAAAACCACGCCTAATAATTGATCCGGTAGGTATGCGATAACCACCAGCTTGATTTGTGACTGATGGAGTCCATTCATTGTAGTTGCCAACGTCACACCAACGAATTTGGAGAGGATCGCTCAATCCATTATATGTCGATCCCCAGGCCATTATCTGTTGCTGGGGCATGGCGACGAACGCGCCTAAATTCTGCAACGGAGATGTGACGATCATATCCGCATTTTGGAAGTTGGATATGGGCGACCATGTAAATAACGGATACCCCTCAGGGGATATAATTAAAGTTTCGCCCCAGTTATCTAAGTAATAATCGTCAGTGGCTAGTGTCGAACCAGACACAGGGGCAGGAGGCACCACGCCTGTTCCGTAACCACCATCACCGTATCCATTGATACCGTAACCAGAGCCGGTAGGTAGAGGGCCTTCAGTTATCCAATAAGTTAAATTTAAGTCACCGCCATTCATAAAAGAAGAGGTGCTTGAAGTCGCTTCATTCTGAGCTATGAACTGGAAGGATGTGGCGACAACAACTTGAGTTACAATATAATTGCCATAGATTGTAATGCCGCCGACCGTTGTAGGAACAGTAAATGCTATTTGCTGACCAACGAGATATGTGTGATCTGCAAAATTGACAGTGACAAGGCTACTGCCAGATGTAGTCACAAACTCAGGTAGATCGCCGCCATTGGCGACGGTTGCAGTTGCCCTGGTTGCGGCAACAATTTCATATGTTGATCCGCCAGTAAGCGCAGCAATGTCGTATGCGCCACTAAGTATTACGCCGCCTATCGAAACGGGAGTGTTAAATACAACCTTATAATATGTAGAAACCGGCGTAAAAACCGGGTCATCTACCACAAATACATTAGCGCCGGATGTTGACGATATATCTGGCGTTATATCATCAGTATAAGATATCGGGCTGATGTCTTTGGCAGAATTGTTTGAGTATGTATAAAGATTAGTCGTTGTTCCTATTCCAAGATATTTATCTTGGTTAAGACCCTGCCAAGCATGTAAGTCTGTAATATACCCACTAAACTGAGCATTAGCATAAAGCTGGCAACCCCCACGTTTTTCAGGGAGCTTATCCCGCCAGCGGATAAAGTTAGATTCGGAAATGCCTTGAGCGTTATCCGCCAGCGTTTTTTCAACATCAACGCTGGGGATAATTCTAAGGGTTTCAAAAGGCATGTTATCTCACCGGGGGGTTGGCTATTGACGACATGCTTGTCCAGCCGGGGCCAGCAAATTTCTTACGCAGTTCCTCACCATTCGCTGAAGCGAACAGTTTTTCATATTGCGATTCCCAAGAAACCGCCTGTGCGGGATTATCCGCCTGTGAGCCAAAGTCCCTCTGGTAGCCGGTCGCAAAGATCATGCTGGCGGCAAGAAACAGATCTGGCAAATATTGGGTCAGGAATGTTGTCGTATTCGTAACCGAAAGAGGATTTGGGCGAATTGTCCCAATGACTTCAACGGTATATGAGTTGTCAGGCCAAGGTCCAACCACAATATTGAACTGATCAATCATTGCGAACAGCTTAGGCAACGAAGCCCCTGTCACGCTGTTCCAGACAGTGTCCAAGAAATCGCGGGTTGTCGGCTGCAAAGCATTCCGGGTTCCATTATCTGGAGCCGAACCGGCTGGAGTTATGACATTTATGCCTTGAATTGTGATGTAGTTGCCATTTGCGGTTGTTGGCAAAGTGAAATTTCGATTTGTCGCCACAAAAGTCGAAGTCGCTGTCCGAACAACCGTGTTCAAAAGATCAAGTTCACGGTAAATGCGCTGTTCTGCGTAGTCGATACAGCCGGGCAACATCGTTTGAAATTGTGCTGTCGTCGGGTCAACAGCCATAATATTTGCTAATTGGGCAACATACGTTGTGTAAGTTAACGACATAAGTTAGCTTCCTTACGTTTTGCCCATGCCTTTTTGGCAGATTCGCTTTTTTCCAATTTTGTTTTTTCAGAATCTTTATGACCAATATGGGAATTTGACAGCTTATCTCTAAATTCTTTAGTGAATCTTATTTGGCGTTCAGCCATTTGTTTTGCCCGATATTCTGGATTTTTCCATAAATTCAATGTGTTGTTTTTTAAGGTTATCTTATCAAAAATAGGTTTGCCGGTTTTTCCCGCGCGCAATTTCTTTCGGGTTTCCTCTGTCGGGTTGCTATGTCCCAATCCTCCATCAGTTTTATTAGATAAATCAACCTTGTTTTTCCAAAAAGCTATCCGTGCAACCTCAAGGTCAAAAGCTTCTTTTTCAGAAAGACCAGACGCAACTATCCTGACTTCCCATGCAGAACCCTCACGCTCAAGCTTGGAAACAATATTTTTCCAATGTTGATTGCGATTTGAACTGTATGCACGTTTTCCCTTTCCTTTTCCGACATAAAAGCATTCGTCCTTATCCAGACGCCAATGCTCATAGACGTAGAAAATGGGAAGCATCAGTGTTTGTCCACTTTTGTATCGAGGCGATCAAAGATTTTGCCAAGCATCTCTTTGATTTCTCTCATGTTATCCGAAAATTCGTCTTTGCGAACATAGTTGCTGGGAAGCTCAACCTCCAGTTGGTGGAGATCTTCCTGCAATTTATTCACGGCTTCCCACAGGACGCGCGCAAACCATCCCAGCCCCGCCAGCACTGCCCCGGCTGCGAGGTTAATCATCATTTGAGATTCCATTTAGGGAAGGCTCCGCGATCCATAAGAGGCGCATAAAAGCGGCCCCTATATTTTTACAATAAAATCAGCCTTTTTCCAAGCCTTTGTAGACGGGGATTTAGGCTGCCTTTTTGCCCAAAAACCACTCCAGATTGTTTTTGAGCCTGAAATCGTCCGGGGACAAGTCAACGGCAAGTTTTCCTTGCTCCGCAGCGATATCTCTCATTCCAAGGTTCCAAGCCGCGATAGCCGCAAGATCATGAGGCTGCGCCCCCCAAACGGCGGGATCGACGGTATAGACAAGCTCGCGGTTATTGATCGCCAAGGCCCTCATAGCTGCGCCATAGCATTCCTGCCAACGGGCTTGGGTATAATACAACGTAGCCAATCCGCACCAAGGCTCACGGGTATTGGGAGCCTCTGCGGCAGAACGAAGCCACCAAGCCTCAGCCTCTCCCAAGTCCCCCTTGCCCTCATAGCACTTGGCAAGCGTTCGCATCGCATAGGAGCGCTCGTTAATCCAGTTGGCCCCCGGCAGCGCCAGATAGCGCTTGCACTCAACGATTGATTCGTCCCAACGGGAATAGAACGACAGTTCCCGCGCGTAATAGAACGCATTTCGAGGACAGATTGGATCTTCTTTAACCGAAAGAGCAAGGAGGTCTAAATATTGACCACGGCTCTTTGTCGGGTCGGGATGATGGCTAACCAGCAAGCGATCCGTGTAGGCGTATATCTCATTTATACGACCATCGGGAACGGGGTATTCGTGGCATGGGTGGTGCCAATGATACCCGTGCCTGGCGTGTATCTTCTGATAGTTAAATTTAACGCCGCAACCCCAATCAAAATAATATTGGAGGCGCGTTGTTTGGGACGTCCAAACCCGTTCTATTTCTTCGCGCCAGCCCGGCTCCATGACTTCATCTAAGTCAAGGCTAACGCAAATATCTACATCCTTGGGGATAAGGGCGATGGACGCATTTCTAGCATGATCAAATCGCCAAGGAGATATACAGATTTCATAAACCTGAACGCCACACTTAGCTGCAATTTCAAATGTTCTATCAGTGCTTCCAGTATCGGCAATAACAAGAACATCAGCAGCTTCTGCCGATTTAGCCCACCGCTCAACAAACTGTTCTTCGTTTTTGCTAATCGCGTAAACGCAAATTTTTGGCCTAACCTTTTGGTTTGACCAGCAATAAACCCCGATCTCTTTTTCTATGTATCCAACTGTAGGCTCCCCTAACGTCTGCCTAAAATCAGAATCTGTCCATTTATCTGTTATGTTGCTGTCGTGCGGGTTTCCATTGTAGTCATCTTGGGGGTAATATCCTATGGGGATGCTTACAATAATTGTATCAGCGATACATTTTACATTCTCAAGAAGTCTCTGAGCATCAATCTTTTCCATATGCTCAAGAACATCACCAAGAACGACAACATCAAAGCGACCAAGAGTAGCTAATCTCAGACCTCTTGCATCAGCAAGAATAATCTGCTCGTAAAAGTTGTTAAGTCCAAATTCATTGATGTAAGGCTCCCAAGCCTCAACACCGACCCAACTGGCTTCAGGAAACATTTTTGCATAGGTGCCACTTCCGCAACCTATATCAAGCATCCGGTCATGTTTAACGCGACTAATAATGTTACGAATATACGCCTTCCCGCTTTCGGAGCTATAAGGCAT